TGGGCCACGCTCTCCGACTAGGTAAGAAGTACCGCCCGCGACTGGGCCGCCGTTAGCTTTAGCACCGCCTAACTTTCCGATGATAGTTCCCACGACTCCAGCTTGTCCCAAGAATAAACCTTTATTCTCGTTGACCAAGTTAACGATGTTCGTCATCTGTTTATAAGCCTGAGTCAAGAATCCGACTAGCTGCGAGAATCCCGTAATTAAAGTAGCGACTAAGTTACTTATGCCCATGAGTGCGAGCTTTAAGTTATTGCCGAGGATAGGCGCAAAGTATTTACTAATAAAGTCGAAGATGTTTTTAAGTAATTGCAAGAACGGAGCTAACTCTGTGGAGTTCTCCGATACAGCCTTCTTAATTGTATTAAACGCATAACTGAGACCTTCTAGAACTGGGCCGACTACTTTACCGATGGCTGGAATAACGCTCTCATAAAGGAAAGTCCACCAAGCGCGTAAGATTGGAAGTAAGTCATCTCTTAAGACTCTAAAGATCTCGCCGAATGCTGGCCCTAAAGTTTTACCTAAAGTTTCCGCTACCTGAGTGATCGCTGGAATGCCTTTATCGACGAAGCTAGAAACTAACGGAGTGATAGCGTCGAGAATGTAAGAACCTACAGTCTCTTTAGCCTCATCGAATGCAACAGTAAGACGGGCCATCTTGCCTTGAAAGGTGTCGGCTTGGATCGAGGCTTGCTCGTCGAAAGTAGCAGACAGCGCGAGCATGGCAGCGTCGAAGTCTTTAGTCTTTAGAATTGTCTCGTCGATTGGAACGCCAAGCTTCTTTAGAGCTGCGAAGTTCCCGTCGTAGGCCTTGGCTAACGCTTCGGAAACCGCGGATAAACTTTTCCCAGTGCCCGCACTAACGTCTAGCGCAATTTGTTGAAGTCTCTGCGCTTCCGTAACGTCCTTAGTGGACCGAACTAGGCGATCAAGGCTCGGCCTGAGATCGTCGTCCGTTACGCCCGTAGCTAGAGACGTTTTAGTTATGTAAGACTCGGTAGCCTGAATCTGGGCATTAGTCGCGCCTGTAACGTTTTGTAATGTAGTCGCGAGCTTGGCCTGAGCTGCTTCGTCTGCGATGGCAGACTTAACGCCGTCGATAAGTAACTTTCCAGCATAAGCCGCAGCTGCCGCGCCAGCTAGTGCGAACGCAGCTCCAGCCTTCTTAGCGAAGTCTCCGACTTTAGATCCGAATCCTTCGACTTCATTCTGCGCGCCTTTAACGCCCTTCTTTAATTCGTCGAAGTCGGCGTCGAAAGTAATCTTTATCTTCGGAATGCCCGCCATTACTTTAGCCTCAATTCGTTTGCTATCTGTTGCACCATGAGCGAATACTCGCGCGCTACTACTGGAACGTAGAAGTCTACAGCGGGAGCGATCCAGTAGCCTCGCTTGTTATAAGGTGTCTTAAAGCGATTCGTAAAGACGCGACCGATAGAGTCGACGCCACCATGAGATCCAAATTCGGTTCCCCATAACAGCGCGCCCGCTGGCGCAGCTTGTTGTCTAACTTTTTTACCTTTACCACTTTTCGACGATTCGCCGCCATAAGGACGACCGACTTTTTTAGGTCCGCCGATGTCGACACGAACGAGACGATCGCGTGGAGTCTTAATCGTCTGAACTACTAGCTTCGTTTGTGGAGCTGGAGCGGATAAACCGCTCATCATTAGTTGGCCCGCTAACCGCTGCGATAAAGGCTGCGCGCGGTCTCTAACGAGCTGTTGATACTCGGCTGGGAATGAACCCAGTAAACCTAGAAGATTCTTAAACTCGTAAGGATCGACAGTAATAGCATAAGTGCCGCGGCCGCTTTTATCTGCCATTCTGCCTCTCCAGAATCTCTATTCCTGTAAGAACGTCTTCTGCCGTCTTCCACTCGCTCATCGGGATTCGACTAGCGATCGCTAACTCTATGAGTGCGCGGTTTAAGCTTCCGACGGGCCAGCTTTTGGGTCTGACTTCTTACTAGTAATTCCTTCAACAGTCTCCACCCAGATCTCGAAAGGCTTTACAGGATTCCCAGCTGCTTCGCGCTTCATTGCGTGATAGGCCAAGAATGTAAGCCCTTCGAGTCCGAGTTTAGATTCTGCTTCGTTCACTGTTGCATTGAACTTACGCTCCCACTTAACCCATTCTGGAACTGCCGCCACGTAAGTAGCTTCTTCTCCTGATAGGTACTGGACTTCTAGTTCTAGCTTCATTGTGCTCCCGATTCTTTTCTTAACTAAATGTTTCTGTAGGTGTTCCCACGACTGTAAAGCTCATGCTAACAGTCTGAGCGTCTGGCGATGATCCGCCCACGCTTGGAAAGATTGGTAGAACGTTAAACGCGAATACTGCTCCTGTTACAGCTGTAAGCGATACCGCCATAGTCGTATTAGGACTTGTCTCCGCAGCTGCCCATAGAGCTTCGCATAGTGAACCTGTCGCGCCCCAGTCTGCAAGCATTTCGACGTCGAAAGTCCACTGCTTATCTACGGACTTATAAGCTGGTCCGTTAAGCGTCATGTAACGATCTATTGTTACGTCTCCGCTTAATGTTGCGCTTGTTGCTTGTTCATTGTAAGAAACGGTCGCGATCGTAAACGAAAGATCGCGCCCTGTGATTACGGTCGTGGCCATGTTTGTCTCCTAGTTTGTTTGTGTGTAATAAGTTGCTACTGGAATCTCTAGAGCGAGAATCTCGGAAGCTCCTACTGTGACGTTAATCGGATTCGTTAAGTCTCCGACTTCGTACCCTGACGGTAAAGCCGCCAGAATGCTAATAGCGAGCTGTTCGATGTTATCGAGTGCGCTCTGATTATCGTAGATCGCTACGCCTACGGTTATTACTAAATTAACTTTAAGTTTGACGTTCGCCTTGCTTAAGAAGTTCGGCTGTAAGTAAGGAGTGCTCGGAACGATCGCCGCGAATGGAACGATCGGAGCTTCTGGAACTGAGTCGTAAACGTTAGCCGCTACTCCCGCGATGGCTGTCTTTAGCGGATTGCGAACACTGGAAAGAATAGAACTGGCTGGCATTATCCGACCATCGTCTCGACGTCGATGTAATTACCCAAGAGGCCCACGACGCGATTCAAGAGGCTGCGCCCCATACGAAAGGGAGTCGAAGCGAAGTCGAGACCTTCGATCTGGCCGCCCGCAGCTGTACGAGATTGGAAGACTTCAATAGATACCGCGTAGATCGCGGATTCGATGGAAGCGTTACCGACGTAAAGAGTCGCGGCAGAATAGCCGCTAAGAGTTGCACTTCCATTCGGAATAATCTGCCGACGTGTCACGTCCGAAGAAGTAAGAGCGGCCGAGAATGAAGTGTCTGTTATCTCTGTAACTGTGTGCGTAGCAGTGAATGGAGCTGGAAGACCAGCTACGACGATCGACTGTCCTACGACGAAAGTGTGAACGCGACGAGTGTAGAACGTGGCGACGTTAGTGTCTAGCTTGTATTCGACAATAGACGTCGAGTTCTGAATTAGTAAAGGAAGAATCGCTTGTTCGGCTGTGTCGATGATGTCATCGAGATAAGAATCTGAATAAAGGGAAGAGCTAACGCCTAGGACGGATCGCAGCTGTGACGCTGTAATTATTGCTGGCATTAGCTCTTCCCTTCTTCTGCTCGACTAGCTCGGGAGCGAACTAGTCGATGATTGACTTTAGGCGATTACGCCTTGTTATTCTTGAATGCGCCCGCTGCGATCTTGGTCGCTAGTGCGCCGTAACCGTAGTAGCCGACAGTAATCTGGCCAGAAGCGATTACGTCTGCGCGTAGGCGGAACGTAGGTCCTTCGTACCATGTGTAAGCGTCTGGGTTAACGACTAGAAGAGTTCCGTCGCCATCGCCGCCGTTAGTTGGATCTACGTATAGATCTAGGCCCGCTACGTTACCGACTAGAGAATCTGGACGAACTACGCCGCCAGCGTTGCTTGGCTGTGAAGCGTTATAGATTGGACGTCCTGAATCGTTAAGTGTCATCAAGTTAGCCCACTGGCCAGTTGACGCGATGAGTGACTTAGCGAATGGACGTGGAAGTCCAGCTGTAGCTGCATAAACAGAAGCAGCTCCGCGAGAGATAATTCCGAGAAGTTCTGTAGCTGTTGGATAAGTTGCGACTGTAGTCGCGTCTGTCGTTGAGCCTGAGATTAGCAAGCCGTTAACGTAAGCGTTTTCTGCCTTCGCCTTAGCTGCTGCCATGTTGCGAATTAGTTCATCGAAGAACGCTGGAGAAGTACGATCTAGAAGCTCGACAGAGAATGTCTGCTGTCCAGCGAACTTCTTAACGTCTACAGTGATGAACGCTGAGTTCTGATCTGTATCTGATGGAGTTCCTTCTTCTGCTGTAACTGCAACAGTTGGAGCTACAGTGATCTTAGGAATCTCGAACGTCATGCCCGCGTCTGGAAGAGTTCCGCGTGAGATCGCGTCAATAGATGGACGGATAGATGTAGATAGTCCGTTAACTACTTCTGCCATCTGGCGAGTAGGTACTAGACCAGCGTTGTCTGTTGTGTTATCGGCTGCGAGAACGTACTGGCGAGCTTGATCGTCGCCCATCGCTGCGCGAATGGTGTTTTCCACGTACTTAGCAGCTGTGAACTCTAAGCGTGGCTTGGTAAATGATCCGCCTACGATTGGCTTCGCTGCGGCTGTGATTGACTGAGCAGCTTCGACCGTCTCGACGGTTTCCGCGTTTGTGACGGTGTTGTCCACTTCGTCTCCTTCTGTTGTTGGTGTTGCTTCCTCTTCCACTGTGGAATCGGAAAGTTCGTCGGCGACTTCTTCGCCTTCTGTTGCAGCTACTTCGCTAACTCGCGCGGATCTAACCGCTGGCTCTGTTACGAGTGCGACTCCAGTTAATTCTCCAGCTAGAACGCGCATAACGCCGTCCTTTTGCATGATGTAATCATCTACAGCCAGTTCTATCGAGAAGCCGTCGCGTAATCCGCTCATAGCCTCTTCTAACGCGTCTGAACCCGATGTCGTGTTTACGATCTTAAACACTGCGTCGATCGAATCTTCGTTTAGTGTCATGTCCATAGTTTTACCAATTGGACGAGTGCGATCGTGTTCTAAATTAAGTTTCACACTAGCTGGAGCGATTGAACCTTTTGCGAATACGACTCTTCCAGTAGAAGCGTTTGCTTCTTCCTCGAATGCCACGATTCTTCCGCTAATAGTGCGAGAGTTAGAATCTGCCGCTGTTATGTTCATTGGTGTCGTTAGTTTCATAGAAGTAGATCCTCTTCTTCTCGTATTTCGTCGATCGACATTGCACCGATTCGATTAAGTATCTCGTAAACCTGCGCGCGTTCCATTGGATTACCACGCAAGAAGTCGTCTAGATCGAACTTAACGTCTTGTCCTAGTGGAGTGAAGTCGCTTAAACTCATTCGCTGTTCTATGCAAGTCATAAGAGGACGAAGTGAGTAATCCACTAAAGAACGTCGCTCCGTAACTGCATTAGAATAAGTAAAGCTATTAGGTTCTGCACTCGCGAAGTAAGCGGGTAGACCCGCCGCGCGACATAGTTCTAAAGCCAGGTATCCGCGCGCTTCATTAAGTTGAAGATTCTTAGGATCGTAACCGACTGTCTCGATAGACACGTCACCATTCAAGAATGTAACAGCTTTAGAAGTTCTATTCTTAAATGCCGATACGAGTGCAGCTACACGATCTTTTGGAAGTGCTACGCCAGAGTTCTTCAAGATAGTTTGTGGATTCGGGTTAATTGCGAAGTCGTACGCTGTTTTTTCTAACGCCGAAGCTGCGCGAATAGTACGACCAGCGCGGTTTAAGATTCCTTCATCAAGTCCAGTAAAGACGACTAGTTCGCTTGGATCTATAACGATTCCATCAACAGAGTAACCGTCGATCTCTGTACCGTTAGCGTTAGTCGTAACAGTTACGCGAACTGGATCTATTCTTTCCATCGCTTGAATACGACCAGTGTCGGCGTAGCGTTGCATTACACGCGCGTAGCCGTAACCGTAGAACAGAATGTCTTCTGCAAGCCATGACCAGAACGCAGACCCAGCGATTCGCGGATCTGGCTGGTTTATAACTCTTGGCTGTTGAACTTTTTCGCCTGTCGCGATGTTACGAGTGTGCATCTCGAACGACGATAAAGTAGTGCAGATTATGTTCCTAGCGCGAGCTAATGCTGGTACGCCCATGGCTTCCGTACGACTAGCAGTCTGATTACCCATGAAGTAATAGCCGCCGAGAGAGTTAAGAGTGTTTACTGGATACAGAGATTCCGCAGCGTCCACGCTAATAGAAGCTGGCGCAGCTGCTTCGACCTTAGATCCGAATAGATTAAGTAATCCCATGCCGCAATTCTAGAGAAGCCGATACCGCTATCCGACCATGATGTCAAGATCCATCGGTGGGCGTGTCGCGTAGTGCGTGACGAGTGCAGTCGCAACCGTCGCGCAGACAGTCGACTGAGAAGCTCTCCGACCGATAGTCCAGCCACCATCTCCGAACGGAAGACGAGCCGCTGAGAGTATCTGCTTCGTTAACTCTGTTTGCTTCGGGTCGTGTCGTAGTCTTTTCGATGTGATCGCTCCTAACAATTCGTCGCAAGCTTGGCCATAGAGTGCGCCGTCGATGTCTGAGATCGGTATCCCAGCGGGAACTAATCGCCCAGCTATAGCCGAGGCTGTTCTCTTAGAATACGCGACCGTTTCGACTGGATACTGTTTAACGTACGGAGCGATGTCGTTCGCGATCGCTCTATCGTCTAAGTTAATCGGGTTATGCCAAGTGTGAAGAAGCTTTACGAAGAATCTTTCGTCGTCGATCTGTTGGGCCGCCACTAATGCGCAGTCTCGACGATTCGGACTTACGTCGATTCCGAACCAAGTAGTCTTTTCTGGATCAAGTTCTAAGCCTTCTTCCGCACACTGAGACCATTCATCGGACGGTATAGCTGCGGAGATAGTCGCTACCCATCTGCATAATACTTCGGTTTTTATTACGTCGGGCGGATCGTTAAGAACGGCGCGAATGTTGTCGATGTGAATAGTGTGGCCGAGTGCTGGGTTCGCTTTAGCTGCGCCCTTCCAGAACGCGGGCGAATCGTCGATCTTCTCGTAGTTCGATGACCATTCATAATAAGCGATGTCGTCCGTAGGCGAAGCACTCATTCCGCGCTCACGTAGTGCGTTAAGAACGAGACTATGCGAGTCTCCAGCATTCGATAGGGTCCAGAGCTGCGGGTTCTTCGCGGCCATCATGGTATAGCGAAGCGAGGCCCACGTGGATTCGTCTTTAAGTTCGCGGGTCTCATCTACGAAGACGGTTTCGGGTTTAGAGATACCGCGAGCAGCTGAACCGCCAGCCTTGACCATGTATCGGCCGCCTCCGTACTGGCTGAGAAGCTCGATCTCTTCTGAGCCATGCGCCCAGCGGATTCTCTTTACCTGTTTAGCCAGAGATTCGTTCTCTTCGATCAAGTTAACCATGTCTCGAAACGTTTCCAGCGATGTAGTGAGTCGATGAGCTGTTCCGATCTGGAGTCCGTTCTGCCATAAGAATAAACCAGCCAAGGCTCGAACTTTCATTAACGTAGTCTTACCATTCTGGCGAGCTACTACGATCGTCACTAAAGGACTGGCCCAGCGGCCATCGGGTTTCACTTTATGAGCTTCCATAGCGATCCACTTTTGCCAAGGTAGAAGCGGAAGCTTGATACTTTCCGCGAAGTCGATAAGTTCTTGGCCTCTGGACGGTAGATCTCGCAGTTTAGAGTGGATTCTTGGAGTCGGAGAGCCTAGATAGAGTCCTGTAGTTCTCTCTAAACCCGATGTAGGCCGATTAGAGACCTTTCTAGGCTTCTTCGGTCCTTTCGAGTCCACTGCGCGGCTATTCATGCTTTATCGAGTCGTTTGGTGGTGAAAGAAGACCGC